GTTACCGCATCCATCTGAGCCTGTTGCGAAAGACCTGCTTTGGAACAAGCAACATTTGCAGTCAGCGGTGCTTCAGGGTATTCTGACAGGAGACTCAATGAGCGATATAGCAAAGCGGTTTCAGTCGGTCACCAATATGACGGAAAGTGCCGCCATGCGCAACGCTCGAACGGCTGTGACTGGTGCTGAGAATGCAGGACGCATTGACAGCTATATTCGTGCAGAAAAGATGGGTATCAAAATGAAACAGATGTGGATAGCTACTCTTGATAGCAGAACCCGCGACAGTCATGCAATGCTTGACGGAGAGCAAAGAGAAGTTGGGAAAAAATTCTCCAATGGCTGTCGCTTTCCCGGCGATCCTTCAGGACCCGGCGAGGAAACATACAACTGCCGGTGTACTGTTGTTGCTATGGTGGAAGGTGCTGACCCGTATTCGCCTGACCTGCGTCCATCGAACTATCTGAAAGATGAAGGTTTGACGTATGACCAATGGAAGGAAATGCATGAGCAGCAATATTATGCAAATCTTGCGAAAAAAGGTAAGTAGATTCTATGGAAGTCAAAATAAAAGATAATTCCAAGCAGTTTATCAATGCGAAAAACGAAGCAATTGCCCGTGCGCTTGATGCAGTTGGTAAGACTGTTGAGCGTCACGCAAAAGAGAATTGCCCTGTTGATACGGGTTTACTCAGAAACAGCATCACTTACGCTGTCAGCGGTGAAAAGCCAGCAATATCATCCTACCGAGCTGACTCTGGTTCAAACAGGTACACAAAAGGGAAGAACGCTGGAAAAAGAATCAGTGCGAGATCTAAAAATGCAGGCAGTGTCGGTGTCGGTTTCTATCGAGGAAGTGCACCTGACGACCCGCCTGATAAAAAGGCTGTATACATTGGCTCAAATGTCAAGTATGCAAGAAAACAGGAGACAGGGAATTACAAGCATCAGTCAGGTGCGGCTCATTTCTTACGGGATGCGGCAGCGGAACATGGCGATGAATACAAAAGAATCATAGAAACACAGCTCAAGAAGCCAGTTGACATAAATTGATAAACTGGTGTATAATATCAATATATAAGGCATTGACCCTAAGAAGGCGTGTCGGAGAAGTACTTCCGATGCGCCTTTTTTTATTATCCCGAAGAACTGGGACACCCGACAATCCGAAGAACAGGAGAATAATGGCACTTACGAGAAAGTTTTTGACTGCGTTAGGTATTGATGACGCAAAGGTTGATGAGATCATCCAGGCGCATTCCGACACGGTGAACGGCCTGAAGGATGAGATCGAAAAGTACAAGGCGGACGCTGAAAAGCTCCCGGCAGTTGAAAAGGAACTGAAGGAGCTGAAGGACGCAAACGCCGAGTACGAAGGGAAGAACCAGTACAAGGTCAAGTACGAAGCTCTGAAAGAAGAGTACGCTGACTACAAAAAAGGCATCGACGAAAAGGAAACAAAGGCGAAGAAGGAATCTGTTTATAAGGCTCTGCTAAAAGAAGCTGGCATTTCCGAAAAACGGATCGACAGCGTTCTGAAGGTTTCCGATGTCGACAATCTGGAACTCGAGGAAGACGGGAAAGCAAAAAACAGCGCAGACCTGATCAAGTCGATTAAGGAAGAGTGGTCTGACTTTATCGTAAGCGAGGGGAAAGGCGGAGCTCCGACAGCTACTCCGCCGACAGGAAATGGCAAGTCCTACAAAAGCAAAGAAGAAATCTATGCCATCAAGGATACTTCAGAACGGCAGAAAGCCATTTCGGAAAATCACGAACTGTTTGGATTTTGATAGGAGATTATTATGGCAAACCTTACAGATGCTGCTGAAACCAATCTGGTGAAAGCCGCTCAGATGAGCAAAGTTCGGGAAGTCGATTTCGTTTCCCAGTTCGCTCACGGTTCTCTTGCCAAGCTCGTCGAAGTGCTTGGCGTTACTCGTAAGATCCCGATGCAGGAAGGGACTACGATGTACATGTACACGACTTCCGGTACTCTTCATGACGGGACTGTTTCCGAAGGTGCAGTCATTCCGCTGAGCCAGTACCAGCGAGACAAAACTCCGGTTGGAGAGATTACTCTGAAGAAATGGCGCAAAGCCACTTCCGCAGAAGCGATCATGAAGTCCGGCTATGATGAAGCTGTTCGGGAAACCGATGCGAAACTGCTTCGTGACGTCCAGAAGACCATCAGAACCGCATTTTTCACGCTTATCAACAGCGCGATTTCCGGAGAGACCACCGTCGCTGAAGATACTCTGCAGGCGGCACTCGCGGCCTCTTGGGGACAGCTTCAGGTCAAGTTTGAAGACGACACCGCCGCTCCGGTTCACTTCGTGAATCCGCTCGATATCGCGGATTATCTGAAGACCGCGAACATCAGCGTCCAGACCGCATTCGGCATGAACTATGTCGAAGACTTCCTTGGCCTTGGCACGGTCATCATTTCTTCTCAGGTCACTCAGGGAACGGTCATTTCAACCGCAAAAGAAAACATCATCCTCTACTATCTGACCATGGGAGGCGACATCGCCGGAAAATTCGGACTGACTGTTGACGATCTCGGATATATCGGTATCAAAACCGACATCCCGACCGAACAGCGTGCACAGCTCGAAACGCTCATTATGAGCGGTATCCAGTTCTTCGTGGAATACGCCGCTGGTGTCGTGAAGGCTCAGGTGACTGGTGTTCTTCCGCAGATCAACGTGACTTCCGTTGCGGGTAGCACTAATGGCAAGACGAAGATCACAACCGATTACACGCTTGGCGCAGGTGAATCCTACGTCTACAAGGTCACCGATGATCCGATTCTTGTCAAGAAGGGCGACAGCACTTCTGCATGGTCATCTTGGGATGGCTCCGCTGACATTACTGCGGCGACTGGCAAGATCATTACCGTCGCTGTTAGCAAGTCTTCCGCCGTTACCGCGGCTGGCAATGCTGTTGTCGTAGCGAAATCTTCGTAACAGCCTGTTCATCACGACCGTGACCGAAACTCCGGGAGCATAACGATGTTTACAGTCCTGTCAGAATTTGCTGATTTACAGGACGGAAACCATATCTATCGTGTTGGAGATGAGTACCCTCGCAAGGGGTACTCACCCACCGATGAAAGGGTCACCGAACTGTCCACTGGGAAAAACCTGCTTCACAAACCGCTGATCCAGAGGATTGCTGTGGTAGAAGAGTCCGCAACAGTTGTAGAGGAACCTGTAACGGTTGCGGAAGAAGTAGTACAAGAAGCTGAAGAACAGCCGAAGCGGAAACGCGGAAGGAAAAACGCCGATGCTTGAAGACATTTGCCGAGAACTGAACAACTGGTTCGACGAAGACCCTAAAGATGGTACGCCGATGCGCTATTTTGGCACATTCGCCATTGTCGACGGGACAATTGGTCTATCTGAAACGGGCATCAAAGAAGGCCAGTATTTCAGGATCGTCGGCAGTGTCAACAATGATGGCATTTATCAATATCCGGCGAGTGAGCTTACGGACGAAGTCTTTGACGGGGCAGTTTGGTTGATGCTTGTCCCGAAAGCTGTCATCAGCCTTGACGAGGATATCGAAGCATGGAAAGAGAAATACGGAGCAGTCGACAGCGCTGCAATGTCACCGTTTACGAGCGAGTCGTTCGGCGGTTACAGCTATAGCAAATCGAGCAGGTCAAGTTCCAGCGGAGTTGACGCGAGCTCCGGTACATGGCAAGGCGTTTTCGCAAGCCAGCTCAATAAATACAGAAAGATACGAGCAATATGAGCCTATTATCTGAAGCACTTGAAGAATGCACAATGCTGACGAAATCCGTCATCAATGACGGATATGGCGGTTATACGACCACATGGACGGAAGGTGCGGTGTTTGATGCCGCAATCGTCTTTGACACTTCCATTCAGGCGCGAACCGCTGAAGCTCAGGGCGTATCAAGCCGTTACACCGTCACCACGAAGCGCATCATGCATCTGGAGTATCACGATGTCTTCCGCCGAAACAGCGATGGCAAGATATTCCGCGTGACCTCAGATGGCGATGACAAGTATTCGCCTGCATCTGGAACGTTAGACATGAGACAGTGCACTTGCGAGGAATGGCAGTTGCCAAAAAATGGATAAGTTTCAGACCATCCATTCATTCTGGTCCAGCTTCGGACTTGACGCATACGATGAAAACACAGTTCCGACAGGAGACGATTTGCCGGAATTGCCTTATATCACGTATGACGTCGTTATTGGCGATTTCGGTGACTTTACCGCAATGAGTGCATCTCTCTGGTACTACGGCACATCGTGGAGTCAGATAACCGCGAAATTGAGCGAAATTGAAGCAAGACTTGGCAGAGGTGGTGTACTTCTGCAGACAGACAACGGCGCAATATGGATCACGAAAGGAAGCCCGTTTGCACAGCGAATGAGCGATGAAAACGACATGATTCGGCGCATTTTTATGAATATCTCAGCGGAATATATAACCGCATAGGAGTAAGGAAATGAAATTTACACAGATTCCTACCAACACTTTCGCAACCTTGCAGCTGAATGCAGGGATTTTGCTTAAAGGCGCGACTGGTTTCAATCCGGCGACTGGCGCAATCACTACTGCCAATATCCTTGGCGCGACGTCCGGCGGTATCAACGTCACCTGTGTTCCTGAATACATCGACTTTGGTGAAGACGTTGACAACTGCCCGAAGAACATGATGGAGCTGAAGAAGCTCGACAATTGGGAATGCAAGATCTCCGGAACATTCGTGACCGTCAGCACATCCCTCGTCAAGATGATGCTCGGCGCGGCAGATATCGACGGTACGGACACCACGAAGGTGACTCCGCGTATCGACCTCGACCAGAGCGACTTCGACGATGTTTGGTTCGTTGGCGACTACTCCGACAAAAACGGCGCGAACAACGGCGGGTTTGTAGCCATCCATCTGTTGAACGCTCTGTCAACTGGCGGTTTCTCCATGCAGACCGCTGACAAAGAAAAAGGTCAGTTTGAGGTTGAATTCACCGGACATGTATCCATTGAAGCGCAGGAAGTCGTCCCGATGGAATTTTACGTCAAAGCAGGCACTGCGGAGCCTGCATAAGGAGAAGACATGAAGCTGAGAGACCTGAAAGGTGAACGTGCTGTAGAGGTCATTGCTGACCTGATCGCGCCTATTGCAAACATTGCGTCAGATCAGAAAAACCTGAAGTTGTTCCAAGTAGAAAAGCTTGAAGGTGAATCAAATCAGGATATGGCTATCCGCGACATGAAGGAGAAAATTCCTCTCTTGTTGCGGACACATAAAAAGGACGTCCTCGACATCCTTTGTGCTATTGACAACAGCAAGAAACCTGAAGAGATGAGCCTGATAGATATCACAAAAGGGACACTCGACCTGATGAAGGATGAGGACTTCAAGAGCCTTTTTTTATCTGCGGACAGCAAAACGGAACAGATGCCGCCTACAGAGTTCTCAGCAAAAGCAGACCATTCAAAGCCGGAGTCTTAATCCGGCTTATTGTCTCTGAATATAAAACGGCGCAAGAAGAACTTGCATATCGTGTATATGTAACGGAAGCTCTGCAATTGATAACGGAAAACACAGCGAAATTCGCAGGTGGGGCAATGATAAAAGCAAAGTACATCGACATCATCAACAAGAAGAATACGAAAACGGAAGAGAAATCCGGTGATGAGATCGTTGCCGACATTGTGAAGAAAGCCGGACTGGAGCTTATATGAACGTTTTTGACCTTTACGCCAAAATCAGCCTTGACAGTAAAGAGTATGACAAAGGTGTCAAAGATGCCGGGAGCAAATTTGAATCATTAGCTGGCGGTATCAGTAAAACGCTCGGCGCAGTTACTGCTGCTGTCGGTGCGGCGGTTACGGCTGCTGCGACTGGAGTTGCGTCTATCGTCAAACAGTCCGTTGAGAGCTTCGGCGAGTACGAACAGCTTGTTGGCGGTGCAAAGAAGATATTTGACGAGATGGATTATAGTCAGATTGCACAGGATGCGTCTGATGCATGGATGAACATGAACCTGTCTGCGTCTGACTATCTGTCTATGATCAATAACGTCGGCGCATCCTTTGCCGCGACCATGGGTGACCAGAAGGGTTATGAAACCGCAAAACAGGGTATGCAGGCTATCGCGGACTACGCAAGCGGTACAGGTAAGAACGTCAATCTCCTGAACGAAAAATTCGCGGCAATCACACGGTCTGCCTCCACTTATCAGAGCATCGCAGACCAATTTTCTGGTATCCTTCCGGCAACAAGCAAAGATTTTCTGGCTCAGGCTCAGGCGGCTGGATTCCTTAGCACAAAATACAAACAACTGACGGAAGTTCCTATTGCAGAATATCAACAGGCAGTCTCCGCAATGCTCCAGAAGGGTGTTGAAGACTTGGGTCTTGCAAGCAACACCGCGAATGAGACGCTGAATACAATCACAGGTTCTATCGCAGGTCTGAAAGCGACATGGCAGAACCTAATTACAGGCATGGCAAGCGGAGAGAACCTGCAACCGCTTATCGACAACTTGGTTCAGATGGCTCAGGCAGTCGTTGACAATGTCATGCCTGCGGTTTCTCAAGCACTCGTTGGCATCGCACAGCTCATCCAGAGTCTTGCACCGACTATCGCAACGGAGATTCCGAATCTTGTATCACAGATAGCACCGATGCTATTGGAAGCGGCAACGAATATCGTCAGCACTCTTGTTGCGGCATTGCCCATGCTCCTTCAGTCTATTTTCGATGCGCTGACTGGCATTTTACCGCAACTTACAGAAACGGTCGCAAGCCTGCTGGATACGCTCATCGGCACAATTATTCCGATGATATTGACATTCGGTGCAGAAATTATCATGCAGTTGGGACAGGCGTTACTCGAAAACGCGTCTCAGATGACAGAAACACTTTATGGGGTCATGGTAACAATTATTCAGCTTTTGACCGAAGCGTTACCACAGCTTATTACTGTCGCTGTTGCTATTATTTCCACCCTTGCACAGGGCATTTCTGATAATGCGCCGATGATTATGCAAGGGATTGTTATTCTGATGCTTGCGGTATTACAGAGCATCATAGAAAACCTCCCGACGCTGATAATGGCCGGATTGACCATCATTACAGGGCTCGTTGATGGGCTGTTGCAGAATCTCCACCTTATTACCGATGCTGTTGTCATCCTGCTGACAACATTTGTCAAGACGATCCTTGAAAATCTGCCGATGATTCTCGTGGCGGCACTTGAAATCGGAGCAAAAATCGTCGCTGGTATCGTGATGGCAATTCCGAACCTCATCGTATCTGTTGGGAGAATGCTCGGAATCGTACAAGACACGAAAGACCAAGTTACCGATCACTCCAACAACATGCAGAGTGCGGTCAATACTTCCACGACTGGTATCAATTCTGATATCAACGGAATGATTGAGAATTTGAACCAGAAGACGAATGAAGCACGGAATACGCTGTCCACGTCGAACAGGGAGTTTACAAGCGTTCAAGACGACATGAACAAAAAAGCCGATGACCTGAACAACACGGCGAAGGATGTCCAGCGTCAGATGACCATTTCTTTCGGCGGTATCCGAGATATTGTTCAATTTGCCCGTGCCGCGATGGATCAGGGTTTCGAGCAAATGACTGAATCCATGATGCGCTTTGAGGAAAAGTTCCGCGAACTCGGCGCGATGCAGGCAGCTCCTACGGTTGACCCTTCCGGCGTTGTTGATGCATGTCAGGAAATCGTTGAG